TTACTGATTGTAAATCAAAAGAAACTTCACCCATGTGCTCTTCGAACTCTAAAGTATCGTAAGTTCTGTAAGTTACAGAGAAATCACCGATAGCTAAAGTAGAACCACTAACTGTATAATCAGAGAAACCTGAAGAAGCACTGTAAGATTGTAAATCTACTTGTAAGTACATTGTACCATCTGCAGAACAAATGTCATAGTATTTACCGCTTGTGTAAGCTGAAGTTGATTTTTGACCATATTCAACGATTCCTTTACCATATTTTTGAGTAACTACGTTGAAAGGTAATGGAGAAGAACTAACTTGAGAACAGTTAACTGTTAAAGAAGCTAAAAACTCTTCTGTATCCATTGGTTGTCCATCAGGACCTGCGATTTTACCAGCTCCGTCAGAAGAGAAACCTTTAACCTTGATAATCACTGAAGATACTGAAGTACCTGTAGCAATTGGGTTGATTGAAGATTCAACACCTGTAGCGAAATGTACGATATCAGAAGGAGTTACAGTTTGAGTGTTGTAAGCACCTTTAGAGTAGTCAAATAAACCTTGATCTACGTTATCGTTCGCTTCGTAGAATCTATCATATAAATTTCTACCTGTTGCTGGATATCCTGCTAAAGGATCAACATTTCCAGTCACACCAATAGGACCAGAATATGGTACGTAATGATTGTTTCCAGTTCTTTCCTGAATTTTAGGAATGAAATAGAATAATTTACCGATTGGTAAGTTCATAGCTTGAACCGATACGATATCGTTAGCTAATAATTTAGAGAACACACGACGAATGATAGGGAATACCACAGTCTCGAAAGAACCAGACGCATCAGCTACTGCTGCTTCGTTGATTAAATAAGACGCTTGGTTTTCATATAATTGTGCGATGTTATCTTTTTGGTGACCTTCTAATCCGTCAAGGAATCCTAAGTCATCCCATTTTTTGATGGTATCTTCTTTGATAACACGTAAGTGCTTAAGACCAATGTTACCAACCATACCTGATTCTAATAATGCTCCCATTTTAGTTTGTATTGTTTTTAATTTTTTTATTTATTATTTTACCTTTTTCATTAAATCTCTCATTCTAGTGAATTGCGGATTTTCATACGCTTTTGATTCTGCTAAAACTTCTTGAGAAGATGATGTTTGAGGTGTATTTGCGATTTTTTCAGCAACAGTTTCAGTAACGGTTGTCTTAGTACCGAATTCACCTTTAATTTGGTTGAATAAGTTCTTAGATTCGTTAATTGTTGCAACTGAATCAAATCTTTTAAGAATGTCTAATTTTTCTTGTTTAGTTGTTGAATGTTCAGTAAACAAACGAGTAGCATGAGCTAAGTTTGCATTGAATACTGCGATTTCGTTAAATTTCTCTTTGAAAAGAACTAGAGCTTTTTTGTACTCAACAATTTCTTTTTTCAAAGTTTCAACTTCTTCGTTCATTTCATGACGACCAGCTTTGTATTTTTTACCTTGGTTCGCAGGAGTTCTAACGTCAGCAGCGAATGTTCTAGAAGCTTCGTCAACCTCAGTTTCTTTTTCTTCTTTGGTTTCCTTTTCTTCTTCTTTCCATTCTTCTTCTTTTGCTTCAACTTTCTTAGGATTAGACATACCTTTTAAAGCACCTTCTTTAGCTTCTACCTTTTTAGGGTTTGATAAGCCTTGTAAAGCACCTTCGTTTGTTTCCTCTTCTTCTTCATCAAGTTCGATTTCATAAAGAGTTTCTTCGTTAGATTCTTCCTCTTCTTCGTCTAATTTGATGATGAATTCTTCGCCACCAGCTTCAAGTTCAACTTTGTTTCCGTCTTTTTTAACTACAATACCATCTTCTGGTTTCATAGCCTTGAACACTTTTAATACTTCTTCATCGGAAGCACCTGTCATGTCCATAACATCATCATCGTCTGAATCCATTTCATCTTCACCTTCTTCTTCTCCTTCAGAATCATCAGATGATTCTTCGTCTTCAGAATCCATGTGTTCAGAATCCATATCATCGATTCCTTTTGCTGGCTCTTCATTATCGAGGTCACTATTATCTTCAGAGTCTTCGTCTGCCTTTTCTTCTTCGTCGGCAAATTGTTCTGACATATCTTTTTCTTCCTCTTCTTTAGGTTCAGTAGCAACTTCTTCTTCAGTAGCATCTACTTTCACCTCTTCTTCCAATGATTCTTTAAGCAAGTCGCTTAGTTCTTCATTCATAGTTGAAGCAAGTATACCTTTTGCATTTTGCTTTACTGCTTCTTCAAGATTTTGTACTTGAAGTAACGCTTGTTCTAAAATTGATTTTTCG